GCTGGGCGGTGGCACGATGCCAGCCTTGTGCGCTGGTACGAGAACACGCTGCGGCCTGTGCTAGGTTGGCGCACCCGTTCAGCCAGCGCCGTGACGGGTTCGTGCCGAGGCATGATCACTTGGCGCAACAACAGCAACAGCCGATTCATTGGGCTTGGCACGCACTCCAAGCTGTTTGCGATGAACGAAGCGGGAACACTCAAGGACATCACGCCAACAAGTTTCACTACTGGATACGCCAGCGCACAGATCGCGGTTGGCTACGGCTACGGCACTTATGGCAACTTTGCCTATGGCGTGGCAAGGCCAGATACCGGCTCAATCATTCCGGCCACCACATGGAGCTTGGACACTTGGGGCGAGTATCTGGTGGCTTGCAGCAATGCTGACGGCAAGATCTACGAGTGGCAATTGGGCTTTGCAACGCCAACCTTGGCGGCGGTAGTTACCAACGCGCCAGTGAGCAACAAGGCCATTCTTGTGACAGCCGAGCGCATCCTGTTTGCCCTTGGCGCTGGCGGCAATCCAAGAAAAGTGCAGTGGTGCGATCAGGAGGACAATACTGTCTGGACGCCACTGTCCACAAACCAAGCCGGCGACTATGAACTCACCACACCTGGCAGTCTCATGGCCGGCAAGCGCGTCAAGGGTGTCAACCTGCTGTTTACGGATGTGGATGTCCACACTGCCAACTACATCGGCGCACCATTCATCTACGGGTTTGAGAAGGCCGGCTCTGGCTGCGGCCTGATCTCGGCTCAGTCGGTGGCGGCCATCGACACGGCGGCTATCTGGATGTCTAGCAATGGCTTTTGGATTTATGACGGCTATGTCAAGCCGCTGCCCTGTGATGTGTCTGACTACATTTTCACGAACATCAACTACGGCCAGAAGTCCAAGGTCTATGCCGTACACAATTCTGAGTTTGGCGAGATCTGGTGGTTCTATCCAAGCAGCGGCAGCAACGAGAATGACAGCTATGTCACCTACAACTACCGCGAAAATCACTGGTCTATCGGCACACTGGCACGCACTGCCGGTGTGGATGCCGGAGTCTTTACCTACCCCCTGATGGTCAACCCATCGGGCTTGGTGTACGAGCATGAGGTGGGCTACAACTACGATGGTGGCACTCTGTTTGCCGAGTCTGGGCCGGTGCAGATTGGCAACGGCGACAACATTATGAAGGTGCGCGAGGTTGTGCCGGATGAGCAGAGTTTGGGCGAGGCTGTTGTGTCGTTTAAAACAAGGCTTTACCCAACAGGCACGCAATCAACATTCGGGCCATTTTCAGCGGCCAACCCGACATCGGTCAGGTTTAGCGGCCGGCAGGTCAATATGCGGGTGACGGGTGCTGTGCTGGCTGATTGGCGGGTGGGGATCTTCAGGCTTGATGCGGTGGCCGGCGGCAAGCGGTGAGCGATTCTGAGCATTTGAAGAGACTGCGCCACCATGTTGAGGCTGCTTTAGAATACTCTGGAGGCACACACAATTTTGACGATGTTGCCGAGATGGTGGGGGATCACAGATTGCAGTTGTGGCCAGCCTCAAACTCGGTGGTATTGACAGAGATCATTGTCTACCCGCGACTCAAGAACTTGCATTACTTCTTGGCTGGTGGCGACCTAGATGAACTCTCAAGGATGCGACCAATGATCGAATCCTGGGGCAAGTCGATTGGCTGCACCAGAGTGACTTTGGCAGGCCGCAAGGGCTGGGCAAAGACATTTTTAAAAGACGAAGGTTACAGGCCACAGTGGTCTGTACTTGCAAAGGAGTTGTAAATGGCAACAGATGTAAATCTCGGCATGTTGAGTCTTGAGGAATTGCGGCGTCTGCTTGGCTCTGGCCAAGCAAGCCCTTCTTCGCAGATGGCCGGCGTCAGCCCGTACCAGCAGATCATGGGCCGAATGCCACTACTTCAGAATCCATACGCCGGTCTGTCGGGTGGCTACAATAATTTTCAAGGCGGCTACAACCCCAACCTGTACAGCAATGCTCCAAGAGCAATTGGCCAGCTTGGCTTTGGCGGCGGTGGTGGCAGTGGCGGCTCTGAGCCTGCTGCCCCTAGTGCGTGGAGCAGCATGACCCCTGCTGAACAGGCGGCCTACTACGCTGCAAATCCAACGATGGCGACCATCACGCAGCTTGGCCAAAAGGCTTTTGGATATACGGGTCTTGGCAGACTTCAGGCAATGATGAATCCAAACTTGGTGACAGAACAGGGCTTGATCGCAATGGGTGTCAACCCTGCTGCATACCAAGCTGCAAAAGAGAGCTTCCGCGCCAGTGAGATTAACGCAATGAATGCGGCGGCTGAACAAGCTGCCAATGCTGCTATGAACGCTCAATCCATGCAGTCGATGCAGGATGCTTATAACGCTGATATGGCGGCGGCAAGTGGCGGCTATGGTGGCACAAGCTCAGACACTGGAGTGGGCAACCCTGGCGAGTCAGGCGGTGGCCCAACAAGTTCTGAATCTGGAGTTGGTAATCCAGGGGAATCGGGTGGTGGATATGGAGCATCAGGGGATGGCGATAGCGGCTGGGCCAAGGGCGGCAAGGTCACCAAAGATCGGCTGAAAGGCCCAGACCCCAAAGGCCCAGACGAAGGCTATGGCGCACTACTTGGCGGCGAGTATGTCATCAAAAAATCAGCGGTCAACAAATACGGCACAGGGCTGCTGGACATGATCAACAACGGCAAGATTCCTGCCAAAAAAATGAAATCTTTACTCGGATAAGGGGCGAAAAATGTCTAAAGGTGGAAACTCAGTATCGACAACCTCGATTGATCCGGACATCAAGAGTGCGTTTCTCACAAACTTTGGTCAGGCTCAAGGTGTCGCAGGGGCATTGCCTGTCCAGCAGTTTGCCGGATTCAATCCTCTGTACCAAGCTGGTGAAGAGCAGATCGTCAACCAATCCCTGACCCCGTTCACTGGCCAAGAAATTGGCGGGTTTATGAATCCGTACCAGCAGGAGGTCATTGACCGCAGCCTTGGCGATATTGAGTCGAGCCGCCAGATGGCCGACCTCAGAGATCGTCAGGCCGCCACACAGGCCAGAGCCTTTGGTGGCTCACGCCAAGGTGTGCAGTCCTCACTGACCAATGCCGCAGCACTCAAGCAAGCCGCTGACCTGTCAGCCAACCTGCGCAATCAGGGCTTTGGTCAGGCTGCGCAGTTGGCTCAGTACGCCCGTGGGCAAAACCTCCAAGGCGGCCAGAATGTGCTGGCCTTGGGCGGTGCGCGTCAGGCTCTGGAGCAGCAGCAGATGGATGCCATCCGCAACATCGGCCTGCAAAAACTTGGCATCGTGCAGTCCAGCTTGGGTGCAAGCCCTGCCAACTTGGGCGGCAGTGTCTCAACCCCTACTAGCAGAAATGTTGGTGCTGGTCTTTTGGGTGGCGCTCTGGCTGGCTCTCAGTTGGCCGGTCTGTCTGGTGGCGCAATCAGCGGCGGCATGGGTGCAGGACTTGGCGCATTGCTTGGTCTGTTTTAAGGAATAAAAAATGGCAACGCAATTTGACTTCTCAAACATCGGCAGCATCTTCGGCGGCGGCATGGGTGGCACGCCAACGGGTCTTGATGCGCTGCTGAACGAAGACCAGCGCAAGCTGATGAATCGAAACGCAGCCTTGTCAGCGGCTGCTGCACTGCTGCAAGCCAGTGGCCGCAGCGCTACCCCCATCGGCCTTGGCCAAGCGCTTGGGTCGGCCTTGCAGGCTGGCCAGCAGGGCTATCAACAGGCGCGTGCTGGGTCGGTGCAGGATCTGATGGTGGGTGAGAAGCTGAAGGAGGCTCAAGACGAGCGTCAGCGCAATGTGGACTATTTTGAGATGCTGAAAAGAGCTAGGCAGCCAGGGGCAGCGATGCAGCCACTGACGGGTGTGGCAGTGCCGCCTGTTGAAAGATTTGTGTCGGAGACGGCGGCAATGGCTAGGCCAGCAGCAGCCGGCCCATTTGCTGGCCTGAACCAGCAGCAGCTTGATCTGCTGCAAGGCTTGCCACGCGAGAAGGGTTTGCAGTTTGCGCTGGACGCTCTGAAACCAGAGGCATCACCAGACGCAATCAAGACGCTGCGAGCCTTGGGCTTGCCAACTACTTTGGAAAACTTGCGCCTGCTTGACAAGCCAGAGGCGTCACCAGCAGAGGTGAGAATTTTGCAGGCTACGGGTACGCCGATTACGCTTGCAAACATTATGCAGCTTAGAAGGTCTGGGGCAGCCTCACAAACAGTAGACATCAAGATGCCTGGTAATCAGCAATTTTTATCTGGTGTTGGCACTGACATTTCCAAGACTTTAAGCGACTTGACTGCTGGAGCAACGGCTGCCAATCAAACCTTGGCAAATGTAGACCGCATCCTACCTGCGCTAGACAAAGCTGTTCTTGGCCCTGGCGCTGATTACCGCACCACCTTGCTGCGCGTGGGTCAACAATTGGGTATTGCTGGGGCGAATGCCAATGAAGTTCTGGCGCAGACTGCAACAGTGGTGCAGGGCTTGGCGCAAAGCGAACTGGATGCTGCCGCACAAATGAAAGGTCAAGGAACTTTGACAGATGCTGAGCGTGCCATCTTGAGGCGTGCTGCTGCTGGTGATCAGTCGCTGACTGCCGTAGAAATTCAAACATCTTTAAAAGCTGCACAAAAGAATGCCAATGCGCGTTTGAAGTTGCAACAAGACTATGTGAAGCGTGCAAGCAAATTGCCAGGGTTTGAACAGTTTGCGCCAATGTATGAAGTAACCCCATACACAAGCGGTAGCAACCCCTTGTTAAACTTGATTGATCAAACTTTACAGCAGCGTCAAGGGGGTACACAGCGATGAGCGATGCACTGGCAAGTTTTTCAACTGAAGAGTTGCTCAAAATCAAATCGGGCGATGTGTCTGGTTTGTCCACCGAAAAGCTGGAATTGTTGCGCAGCATCTTCATGCAAGCCCCAGTGTTCGGGGCTTCTAATGTGCCGTCTGCTGCTGTTGCGCCACCACCCCCAGCGCCTACACAGCGTCTGCGCTCTATTGCACAGGGAGCTACCTTTGGCGGTGCTGACGAAATGGAAGCCAGCCTGAGATCTGCTGTCACTGGCGAAACCTACGACCAAGCCTTAAAAGATGTCCGAGAAAAAATGAAGGCTTATCAAAAACAATCGCCACTGGAGGCGCTGGCTTATGAGGGTCTTGGCGGTGTTGGCATGGCGGCCGGAACGACTTTAGCTACTGGTGGTCTTGCAGCGCCAGCCACGCTGCCGCGAATTGCCACCAGTGTTGCGCCATTGGTTAAGGGTATTTTGGGAACAAGTGCATTGGCAGGTGCTCAAGGTGGCGTTACTGGATTTTTGTCTGGTGAAGGCGACTTGTTGCAGCGTGCAGCCCGTGTTCCACAATCGACTTTGACGGGGGCCACTTTGGGGCCAGCGGTGCAGCTTGGCTTTATGGGTGCAGGCAAGCTGACCGACATGGCATTAGATTCTGCAAGGCGTTTGACGGGTGGCCGTGGCGGCAAGGCTGTCGAGGCTGAAATTCAGCGACTGGCTGGCGACACTGGTTTGACCACTGATGAGATTGTCCAGCGCATTGCCAATGGTGAAATCTTGGCCGAAAACCAAACCCTTCTCAGGGCAGTGCGCGGCCTGTATGCACAAGGCGGTCAGGCGTCCACCACGCTACAAAAATCTTTAGGCACTCGGCCTGCGCAACTGCGCAAAGATGCATTGACCGACATCCAGAAAACTTTGGTGGGTGATCTCACGCCATTCAACCTTGGCCAACGGCCTGAGAATGTCTTGAAGTATTTCAAGATGAGTGATGACGCTGCCAAAAAAATGGAGAATCAAAACTATGAGCAAGCCTATGGCACTGGTGGTGTGATTGATTCTGATTTGCTTGGTAGTCTGACAGATGCCTTGAAACGATCTCCAGGTGCGGTCAAGGATATCAACGAAATTTACACGGCCCAGACTGGCAAAAAGCCATTTTTCTCTTTTGACGAGGCTGGTGAAATTAAGTTTTCTAAAGCGCCAACCTTGCGAGACGCTGAGATCATACGGCGCGGCATTAAATCCAGCATTGATACGGCTTACACCTCTGGACGAGGCGGTGTTGGCGAGGCGCTCAAGCCTGTAGAGGGTGCTTTGCGTGAATCCATTGATGCATCGTCTAGTGCCTTGGCTGCGGCACGCCAGCAAGCATCGACTCTAAGAGGTGGCCGCAAAGCCTTTCAAGAAGGCCGTACAGTGTTGTCCAAGAGTGCAGATGAGGTGGATGTCTACATGGACTCCATTGCAGACAATCCAGCATTGGTGTCTGCATTTCGGGCTGGCACGATGGATGCCATCCGCAAGCAAATGGGAACAGGTCGAGTCACTTCAATGATGAGTCGATTGTCCAGCCCAGATACCAAAGAGGGTGGCATCTTGCGAAGCATCTACCCTGGCGACCAACTGGACGGAATCTTGAGCCGCATCGGCACGGCTGCGCAGTCGCAAGAGGCCAAAAACTATGTGCTTGGCCAGTCGGCAACAGCGGCCACACTGATGGAAGCAAAACGCACAGGCTCTAGCATCACGGCAGATGAGTTGGGCAGTGCGATGACGGGCAACCCTATGGCGGGCTTTAGTGTGCTGACCAAAATGCTCAAGAACTCAAACGCTGGCTTGTCGGATACTGAGCGCCAGCGGGTTGCTCAGATACTGACAAGCGAAGACCCAAATGTTGTTCGCAATGCTTTGGTGGATGACAGTGCTATGGCCGCCTTGCAGCAACGCATAAACAACGCCATCAGGCTGCTTGGTAAATCTGTGCCGTATGGTGCATCCTACATTGGCGCGACTACCCCAAGACCGCAGGAGTAACTGACATGGCCCTGCTTGATGAAGAAGAGTTGTTGCCATTCTTTGGCAACCCGAACATCCAGCGCCAAGGTGCAAGGGCCAGAGCCTTGGCCGCGCAGCGCGATGTCAACACGCTGCCTGACCCACGCACCTATGCCGCCGTCTCTGGCCTGCTGGGGCAAGCCCCTGATGAGATGGGTTTCAGTGTTTTGAATCCTCAGTATCAGTCGATCATGCAGACCGCCAGACCAGCCTTTGCTACTGGTACGGCCTTGGGTGTTGCTCCATTGGCAAAGGTATTTCAAGCTCCAGCAATGGCCTTGGGCCGCGCTGGTGAGCGCATGGCTGAAAGGGTTGTCCCACAAATCATGCAGCGTGGCGGCTTGCCGGCTGAGTTGTTGCAAGGTATGGCGCAGGGCAGCCGGTCAAATGTCTATTTGCCAACAACGCCCAAAAATCCCAACCCCTTAGTCGGCACAAGGTACAAGACAGAGCAGTTGCCAGGCATTGTGGCCAGAAGGCCGGTCAACTATGACGAAATGCTTGGCGGCAGCATCATGACATATCCAACGGATATGCTCAGTAGAAACACGCGAGTGACAAATGTCAGTGACATCCCCCTCGGTAGCAATTCATTTGTTACCCCAGGCGGTCTGATGTACATGATGGATGAAGGCAATATCGCCAACAGAATTGGCTACGCATCCAACCAAGCCGCTGCGACTGCACAGAACAACCGAGCATTACAAGCCATTGAGGAGAACTTGGCCCGTGGTGGCACTGGGCGCGTTTTTATGGCCCCACACACCATGCCGCCTGGTGGTGAAAATTTTTCAACCGGCCCGACTTTAGGGCTGCTGTCGCTAATCGATGCGACAAACCCAAGCCCTCAATTGCTGGAGATGATTTCTAACCAGATGCGCGAGAAAACAGTTAAAGGTGTCAAAGGCAAATACAAAGATTTTGTCGGCCTCAATGACCCAATGGCCAGAGAGCAGTTGCTTACTGGTGAAGGCTTAAAGGCTGGAAGTGCTGGTGACTTGAGGAAAATCTTTGTAGAAAAAATGGCCAATGTAGGGGCAGAAAAGGGCTTGGGTTTCAACTACCCTGATTTACAAAGGGCCATGTTTGATCCCAATGTAATGAACAAGCCAAGTTTTTTGATGGGCGATTCAATTTATGAGGCATTCCCCAAAGAGGGTATTCGCATGGGGTCGCATGGTGCTTATGGATACGACATGCCTGGAGTATTTCTAGGCAACACCAGAGGCGCACCAGTGAGTCAATTTATGCAGCCTCTGTACAACCAGATCCTGCCAGGGCAAATGAATAAGCCTGGCCCTGGAATTAAGAAAGCGTCCATCGGAGACATGTTTCTAAACTACCAGCGTGAGGGTGAGCCATTAAATCTAAGCGGCGTTTATGCCGACCCCAACCAATTGACCAGAGGCCGTCTGTCCACTGGTGGTGAGAACATCTCCATGTTTATGGATGATGCCGAGATCAAACGACTCAAGAAACTTCTTGGGGAAGAGTGACCATAATGATGTAATGCTCAAGGGCGCGGATGGCCTCTTCAGCAATGGCTTGCTGTTCTGCGCCATTTAGTTTGCTCATTGCCCGATCTGGCTGCACATCAATGTTGATGCCGAAGCCAGGTATCAATTGGACATCTAAAGTTATTTTCATCTCATCCCCCCAAAAAACGCTGCTATCAAAGGGTCGATCTTGATCTTTCGATTCCTCTGACGGATGCGTGCATTTAAAAAGTCTCTATCGTCAGCACTCATCTTGTGGCGCATCTTTCGCATACGCTGCATTGCCGTGAAGGACTGAGGCTTGGGTGCATCCGGCTCGCTGCCCAAAGTCATCAGGGCCGTGGTCATGTTGCCGGTCTTTTGATAACCATGCACCCGTACCAGCCCAGCCTTTCGTAGTTCACGCACATTGTCGTAGGCAGTGGTCAGGCAGCATGGCAGGCGCACGGCTATCTCGGCCACAGTCAACGGGCCAATACTGAGCAGCCGGACGATGGCCGGCCTATAAATTGGTTTTAGGCCGCGCTTCATTTCGGGCTTGCATCCGGCGGTTGTACTCGCGCTTGAGCATGATGCGCACCACCAGCGCCCGAGTGTGGGCGTCTGAAGGGATTGCATGGCCATAGCACTCAGGACTGAGCAGATCGTCCATGAACTCTATGGCCGCCTCCAGCGCTGGCTCATCACTCATGCTGACCACCAAGAGATCAGTGCCGCAGCCAAGCCGCAGCCAATGATCAGGCACAGCAGGTAGTCCAGTGCTGCATCGGCGCGATTGCTTAATTTATTCATGTTGTCCCCTTGAGTTGATAGTGTTACGAAGTTTACAGCAAATAAAGAATATTGCAAAGTAGTCAATAATTTTAATTATTCGATTAAAATCCACTAAATGCAATCAGTACAAGACATCAGAGACAAGGCCAGAGAACACGGGATTAGGATGAATGCGGTATGCCGCGAGGCTGGCATCCAGCAGCCGCAGGTGAGCCGCTGGATGTCAGGGTCTGTCAAACCCCTGTGGGAGTCGGTCAATCAACTTGAGCAGGCACTGCGCAGGCTGATTGAGGCCAAGCCTACAAGTTAGAACGGCGCGTCATCATCATCCCAGCCGGATGATGCGGCTGCAGCAGCGGCTGGCGCTGCACCTTTGACGATGCCGAAGTCGGCGGCAGCAGTTGGCTTTGTACCGCCCAGAGGCTCACCCTTGCGAACCAGCAGAATGTTGTTCAGGCCGAAGCTCACGCCGTTATTGCCAGCTTGACTGTAGGCATAGGCATTCAGGCTGACCCGAATGTAGTCGCCAGAGACAATATCGTCATTGCCAAGCAGGTCATTGCCATGCACATCAACAGCACCAGGCTTGGCGGTTGACTTCACATTGCAGTAGAAGTGGCCGGCGTACTCTTTGCCAAGTGGTGATCCGTCCACCTTGGTTTCGGTATCGCCATCCCGAAGTGGTGACCGCACATTCTTGGGTATCTTGTCCCCAAACTTAGCGACCAGTGCCTCTTTGGCCGCAGCTTTGAGTGCGCTCAAAGTTTCTTTGTCGGTCTTAGGAATGAGGATCTGAGTGCTGAACTCATCCTTGCCGTTCAATTCGTTTTTGCGGGATTGCAAGGCTGAGAAGTAGGAGGTGCGTACCTCGCCGGTTGTGACTCTTGTAGACATTTGATCGTTCTTTCAGGTTGATCGTTTGCAGGTTTTCAGCTTGACCAAGGCGGTCAGGCAATTGCACTTTAGCACAAATAAATGTTGCAAGTGTTTTTTCTTTGATCCACAATCAAGTCTTCATAAACCGCTGAAAACGAGGAAAACGATGAAACTGTTCCCACATCAAGAAGAGGCCAGAGACTTTCTGCTGGCCAATAGACGCTGCATCCTTGCCGACCAGCCTCGCGTGGGCAAGACCCTACCGGCGGCTGCGGCGGCGCTGCAACACCTGCCGGCCATCATTGTCTGCCCAGCCATTGCCAAGACTGTCTGGGAGGCGGCATTCAACAAGCTCGACCCGTCTGTCCCCGTCAAGGTCATCAATGGAAAGAAGCAGGCGGCAGAGATTATTGCCAGTGGCGTGACCATCGTGAACTACGACATCCTGAGCAGTGTTACGGCTTTTTCGGGAATTAAAACAGTGGTGTTTGACGAGTGCCACAGGCTCAAAAACAACAAGGCCATCCGCACCAAGGCGGCCATGCTGATGATGAAAAAGATCGACAGGGTCTATGCCCTGTCCGGAACAATCGTGCCAAATCGGCCTGCTGAGTTATGGCCTATACTTCATGGACTAGGGATTTACAGGGGAGGTTGGTTTGACTTTGTCTATCGGTACGCCAAGGCATGGAATCCCCCGTGGGGCGGTCTGGATGTATCTGGTGCATCCAACATCCCTGAACTCAAAGCGCTGGTCAAGCCGCATCTGTTGCGGCGCAAAAAAGAAGATGTGTTTATGGACTACAAGGAGCCGCAAATCAGCCTCATCACCTTTGACCTGCCAATTGACAAGCGCGAACAAAACTTTGACGCTGATTCATTGATGGCAAATCCCAATGCTTTGCTTGCGTTTGAAGGCTTGTCAGAAATCATGCGCGAAGCTGGAATCCGCAAAGCCCCGTTGGCCGTGGAATTTATCAATGACCTTCTTCAGTCTGGTGAGCCTGTGGTGGTCTTTGCTCACCACAAGGATGTTGTCTCAATCCTTTTTGATGGCCTCAAAGAATTTAAACCGGTCATGGTTGTAGGTGATACGCCGAAAGACCAGCGAACAAAAAACATTGATGACTTTCAGTCGGGCAAGACAAAGTGCTTTATTGGCAACATCAGTTCATGTGGCGAGGGCATTGATCTGTCGGCGTCAGACACGATTGTTTTTGTTGAGCCAACATGGCAGACCAGTGCGCTGGAGCAAGCATCCAGTAGGGTGGAAAACATCAATAAAAATGGAGTGAAGCCGCTGATTTATTTGCTGACAGTCAGGGCATCACTCGATCACACAATTCTGGATCGTGTGATTAAAAAGCAGAAAATTGTTTCACAAATTATTTGAGGCCATCATGGAAATATGGAAAGCAATTCCGAATCACAGCGGCTACGAGGCCAGCAACTTGGGCCAAGTGCGAAGCGTGAACAGGACAGTCATCAAGAAAAACAAGTGGGGCAGTGTTGGCCCAGTTTTGTACAAGGGCAGACTTTTAAAGCCTTGGCTCACAAAAGATGGATACCACCAGGTTGAATTGAGGTTTGGCAAAAAAATGGTGGTGCATCGACTTGTTGCGATGGCGTTTGTTGATGGCGACTTTTCACTAACTGTTAACCATAAGAACAACATCAAGACAGACAACCAGCCAGATAACTTGGAATGGATTTCAGCTTTAGAAAACACTCATCACGCGATATATCAAATCAAATGCTTTAGCAAGCCAGCGTCTCCAGTGTTCCTTAAAAACAAGAAGAACGAAACAGTCGGCTGGTTTAGATCGATGGCTGATGCCGCAAGACACTTGGAAGTGACCACTAATGCAGTCCAAAGCGCTTGGAGTCGTGGTGGCCGATGCCGTGGATATTCAGTAGAAAAATCAATTTAAAGGAGAAAACCATGCAACATCAAACCAGAAAACACGCCCGACTCTCAGCATCACGCATGGACAGGGTGATGAGTTGCCCAGGTAGTTACAGGCTGGAAAGCCTCATGCCCTACGAGCCGGCTGGGCCTGCTGCCGCCAAGGGCACGGCTATCCATGAGCTATCCGAGAAGATGCTGCGGGGTGAGGAGATTGACAACCCAGACATTGATCCCGAGTTCATCACTATGGCGCGTGAGTATGCTGATTTCGTAAACGGCTACTTTGCCAACCCACGCAAGAAGTTGATCGAAGTCAATGTGGATGAAGGACTGAAGGCCATCCACTACGCACTCGGCGGCACTGCCGATGCCATCCTTGTCGAAGGCGACACACTTGCTTGTATTGATTTAAAAACCGGAAGGGTTGCAGTCAGTGCCGAGGACAACATGCAGCTTAAAACATACGCGCTTGGCGCAATGCTCAAGCTCAACGCGCCAGAGTCAATCAATGTTGATCTGGTGATATTTCAACCTGGCACTGGCGTATCCGTACACAAGACCACAGGGGCAGAGTTAAAAAAGCACGGCCACGACCTGCTGGCCGCTGCCAACCTCGCGCTGACCGATGACGCAC